GTACAAGCCGCACTAGCAAAAAAGCAGGCTGATCTGGACATGATGGACGATCAGTTGATGGGCATGCCAGAAATGGCTCCCGATGCTCCGGATGATATGGCGATGTCGCCCGAATTCGATCTTCTCACCGAGAAGCGCGAGCAGCTTGAGGAAGAAATTCGCAAGATGCGCGAGGGCGTGGAGCTTATCGCCCAGTGGTCGAAGTTCAAGGACGGCCCGTGGTCCGACGAGATCAAGCAGCTTTTGGGCGAAATCGACATCGAAATTTCTGACATAGCCGGTGGCGAGGTAGCATCCCCGGATGCCGGAATCGGCGACATGGGCGCTCCCGAGCCTGTGGATATGGGCGCTCCCGTCCCCGAAGCACCCGCTCCGGTTGAACCGCCGCCAATCGCGGAACCGGCCCCAGAATCAACTCCCGCACCAGAAGCAGAAGCGGCACCATTGGAACCGCCCTTGGCATCCGCGAAGGCATCAAATTCCCCAGTTAGCAAGAAAAATAACTACCAATCCCCTGATAAGAAGGGCGTTTTCGCTTCTTCTGACTCGAAAAAGGAAGGCTCAAATATGGCAACTCCGACCCCAGCCAACGCTTCGCAAGTAAAAGAGAAGCTGGCAGAAGTAAAGTCCAAGCGCGAGGCGATCAAGAAGGAAGCGCAGCAGCGCGTCGCAGCAGCGTGGACAATCGCGAAGACGATGCTCCCGTCCGCCCCGGCAGACGTGCAGAAGAGCGTCGCAGCCAACCTGCTTTCGAACCCGACAAAGGTTCTGAACGCAATGCTTCGTCAGACCGCGAAGAACGCGCACTATTCAAAGGCAGCCGAGAGCTTCGCGAGGGTGCACGACATCGACCTCGCCGAATTTGCCAAGAAAGCCGAAGCCGTCCACAAGACAGAACTGAACGACCTCCTCGAACCATCATCTGTTTTGTCATCTGAGCAAAAGTCCGTCGCATCTGAACTCAAAGGCGAGCCAAAGAACGCCGCTGAGTCGAAGACCGCCGATGACCGCAAGGACGCGGGCCCGCAAACCGAGACTTATAACGATGGCCGTGGCTGCGGCGGCGGCAAGCACACCGAACCGAAGGAAATGGACGCGGGCTCATCCACTTCGCAAACTGAAGCCGCGAACCGCCCCGAGAATACCATCAACAAGTCCGAAGGCGACAAGAAAGCATCCGCCAAGCAGGCTGATTTCGGCGACAAGAAAGCCCCGCCGTTCGGCAAGAAGGACGAGGACAAGGTTGAAGACAAGAAGGAAGCCGCCGAGTCTTGCGCAGAATGCAAGAAGCTGGGCAAGACATGCGAATCGTGCTCCAAGTCCGCGTCAGCCGCCAAGAAGGCTGATGACACGCCTCCGATGGATGCGCCTGCACCTGATGCCGGAGGCCCGCCCGTCGAAGCACCGATGGATGCCCCGCCTGAAGAAGCGCCGATGGATGAATTGCCGCCAGTCGAGGAAGCGCCTGTAGCCGAAGGCGAAGACAACCCGGCCGAAGTCCTTTCCGACGAGAAGAAGATGGTCGTCGAGGAGAAGATCGAAGAGGCGCAGGAAGCCATCAAGGCCCTAGAGCAGGAAATCCTGCAAGAGGGCGAAGAGGAACTCGACCTGTCGCAAGTCTTCAGCGAAGACGGAACCGCGACGGAAGAGATGGAAGAGAAAGTCTCCGCGCTCGCGAACGAAAGCGACGAGCATACCGCGGGCAACGGCGAGGAATATTTCAAGCCGTCCGCAGCCGAAAACATGGAAGCCGGCCTCGACGAGCCTCAGATGGCGTCGATGGAAGACTTCTTCTCGCTCCGCGGGTCCGATTCCGATCCGCTGGCGCACCTTATCGCTGGCGAAATCAAGACTGCGGAACAAGTCGCAGGCATGGAAGTTGTTCCTTCCTTTACCGGCGAAGCGGCGAAGCACTTCGAGTCCGATACCGCCACAGGCGAAAACCGCGACAACGAGAATGATCACGACGGCGACCTGTTCGCGGAAGCCATCGAAGACCAGAAGCCCGAAGACGGCGGATTTAAGCGCGTGAAGCAGGACGAAACAAACGTCATGGAAGCGCCGAAGTCCGCAGCCGCTAAGACGGCATCGACTAAGGAAAAGACCGCCCCAGTCATCAAGAAGCTGAAAGCGGTCGTAGCATCCGAAGCGAAGCCGCTGGACATCGCGTCTGCCCTGTTCGGCAACGACGAGTTCTAACAACCTTCGTAGGCAGCATAGTAACCGATCAGCCCCGGCTTAAAAACCGGGGCTTTTCGTTGCCTGAAATCGCTAATGAAAAAATTCAGCCAATTCCTACCCCTTCTTATGAACGTGCTCGATCTATAGTCCTAACTGCCTTCCAAGGGCAGCCGGATTGGAGAAAGCAAACTAAAACGTTCATGATCCAAACCAAAAACTGGAGAAACCAATATGGCACTCAAATTGACATATTATGGTCAGAACGATTCGGTCAACTGCACTCCGGCCGTTTTCCTGACTGGCGATCCGGGTACCGACCAACAGACCCTTACTTCTGCTGGATACCTCGGCGGCGTGATTGTGGCTATCCTTGATAGCTCCGCAACCCTCACCGCTCCGTTGGCATTCCAGTCGGCGTATGAGCCTGCGTTCGGCTCCATCGGCAACATCGTACCGTGCGATGCACAAGGCACAAGCACCTACGGTTCAACCGAAGGAAACGTCCCGTTCGCAACATTGCTCAATGGCCCCGGCGAATTCGCTGGCGCAATCGGGCCGTCCGGCTCCCGCAAGGCTCCTGTTGTCCGCGCACTCTGGCAGGGCAACGTTGACTTTCAGGGCTATGACAGCGCAGCTAGCTTTAAGCTAGGGCAGCCACTTTACTGTGGCGGCGCTAACCACACCAACATCGGTAAGTACACGACCTCTTCACTTGCAGGTGCGACTACATACGTTGTTGGAATCTGCACTCACGTGCCAACCGCTGCTGAGCCTTGGCTCGGCGTAGCGTCGCTACTGTAAGGCGAAGGAGAAACTACAACTATGGCGAACCTTTCACGCACTCAGCAACAGACCGCAATGCTTGGGCAACTGCTCAAGACCGCAGGCGGACGTCAGAAGCTAGCGGCTTCGTTGGGACCATCCCTCCGTCGCCGTCGCGACTATATGTCCATCGCCCGCAAGGCATTGATGGTCGAAACCCTACCAGACGGCGCACTGCCGATCTACGATAAGGAATTTGACACCGCAGCGATGACGGTCGGCTCCACACCGGGCTCGTCCTTCGTCGAGGCATTCGTGGTTGGTGAGGAAGGCGGAGACATCGTCCGCGTCACCAAGCCGAAGCGTGTCACGGTGCCGACATTCGAAATCGTGTCGAATCCGATGATTCCGATCACCCAAATCAAAGAGCGCCGTTTCGATCTCGTCGCCCGTTCACTCAACTTGGCTAAGGCCGAAGTTGGTGCGCAGGAAGACGCGTACGTATTCTCGCTTTTCGATGCAGTCGCTTCCGCGGCGGCAACGCACACGGCTAACGACCCGGTCTACAACCCGGACATCGCGATCAACGCCCCGATTGACATCAACTCGATGGCAGACGGCTTTGGTCAGGTGCAGCGTCACGATTTGTCTGTCGCATTCTGCTTCTTCAATCCCCGTGACTACACGGATTTGCTCAAGTGGACGCAGCAGAACATCGACCGTGAAACCCAGCGCAAGCTTCTCAAGACGGGCGTCATGGGCTATCTCTGGGGCGCAACGCTCCTCCAGTCTCGTAAGGTCGGCTACGGCTGCATCTACATTCTGGCGGACGCTGAGTTCCTCGGCGTTATCCCCGAGCGTATTCCTCTGACAGTGATGTCGGCGGATCGTCCTGACCTGCGCCAGATCGGTTTCAGCATATTCGAAAATTTGGGATTTTTGGTTTTCAATCCTTCGGGAGTCCAGCGTTTGACGGTTAACGGCCGTTTCGTTAGCTCGGCGAACACGGGCGAGAACTAACCCCAAGTTTTCCAACAACCTAAGAGCCCAGAGCAAAATCTGGGCTCTTTTTTTTTGAATTTCAAAAATTGCAGTATTAGACTGCATGGACTTCAAAACGCATTTCGGCAAGCTAGGTGCCGATCAGAATTGGATTGGCGTGTATCTTGACTTCGTGGCATCCGCCAAATCCCCGGTTGGTCGCAGCCATCGTCACCACATCTTGCCTCGCGCCATGTTCCCCGAGTTTGAGTCATTCAAAGATCATTCGTGGAACTGCAAGCGCCTCACGCCGTCCGACCATTTTGTAGCACACTACTACCTTTACCGTGCGCTGCCGCAGCACCCTGTCGCCTATTTGTCATTCCTCAAGATGGCGTCTGTGGAACGGTTGAGCATCCTTATCCAAAACAACTACGACGAATCGCTGGTGCGGGAAATGTCGCTTGCATACGAGCGCATCCGTTCTGGGTCCGCTTCAATCGAAGGCTGGTTTCACGTTTATAAGGGCAAGCTACATACCGTAATTTCCGCTGAAGAATTGGATTCCCGCCTTGCTGTAGGCTGGATTCAGACAGCCCCACATCGTCAATGGGTCCGCAAGGGGCAAGAATGTCACCGGGTTCCGATTGAAGAAGTTCAGTCATACTTAGATCAAGGTTTTGTGCTAGGTAAACCCCCATGCCACACAAATGAATTTAAGACAGCGGTAGGCAAGAGAACTAAAGAATGGCATAAAACGGAACAGGGTAAACCGGACGCCTATTCCTACCTCCCACACGGCGACCAACATCATCGCAAAGGGGGCTGCCCGAAAGAGGTTGCCGATAGAATTAGCAAAACCTTAGACGGGCGCAAACTTTCTGAGGAGCACGCCGCCAAAGTTCGCGTAGCAGCTAAAGGAAAGCACTGGAAGTGGTCCGTTGAAGCACGCCGTGCGCGATCCGAGTCCATGAAGGGTAAAAGACCGGCTATGTCATTTACCGGACACCATACTGAAACGACTCGACAGATGATGTCAGCGTCCCATAAAGCTCGAAACGCCAGCGAGACAGGCAATTTCAGTATCTAGGTAGAAGGAGAGCTATGCAAAAATCATACTTGGTGAAGAGCCCTGTCCATTTCGCTGATTTTGGGTTCTTTGTGAAGGTTGGCGACATACTTGTCCATGACACGGCGAATGCCAACAGGCTGACCGTCTACCGCAACGGGGAGGTGGTAAAAGCCGTCAAGCAAACACCTCTCGGCATAGCAGCCATGGTAAAGAGCGAGTTCATCGTGGAGGTCACCCAACCTACACCTCCGCCTAAGATAGCGCCCAAAGCGGCCCCAGAGCCGCCCAAGGCGGCTTCCAAGCCAGCGCCGGAACCAGCCAAGGCGGATTCCAAGGCAGCGCCAAAGAAAACGAGCTTTACCGCCGAGGAATTCACCCCCGCCGTCAAGCGCGGCAAGGCGGTGCCCAAGGAAGTTCCGGCTGACGAGATGCCAGAGCGCCTTCAGGAAGCGTTGCGCCAACCGAAGAAAAACATTGAAGACGATGAAAGCTAATGCCTAGACCGCCGCGAAAGAACCAGCGGTGGAAGGCGGCGGGCAAGTGCGACGGTCGGTGCTGGTATTGCGGCGACGAGCCGGAAGAGCTTACCGTTGACCACGCCAAGCCCCGGAGCCGGGGCGGCTGCAACTTCGACGACAACCTCCTACCCGCGTGCCTGCCATGCAACAACGAAAAAAGCAACCTCACAGTTTCAGAGTACAGGAAGTACTGCAAAATGAAGCTGATCCGCAGGCTGATGCCGCTTGGATTTTTCTCCGGGGATTTGTCAAAAATACGAATCGTGTTCTTCGGCGAGGGAAACGATTCCCCCTTTACCTACTGACTATTCCCTTCTAAGTAGAGGGCTTAGCGCGTCCAAATGGCTGAATTCATCACAATCCCACTCCCGGCGGCGATGGCCATGCTGAAGACGGCTTACAAGCGCGCTGAAATCGGCGAATTACGGCGCGGCGACCGCGTCTGCTACGGCGGAAACCGTAGGGTGTTTGGCACGGTGCTTAAGACGCAAATATCAAGCTCGGGCCGTGTAGAAAAGGTACGAGTGAAGTGGGACAACCCGGACCTCGCTGACATCGTGGTCGGTCCTCATAGCAACGTTCTTCGTAGCTGGGAGCTTGAGCCCATCCAGCCGGAGATGAAATTCACCGCGGCGGATTTGTACGTGTACGAAAAGTTCGAGCGCGGCGACCGTGTTGTGATGGTCGGCGACCAAAGCGTAGCGGGCACCATAGTACGCGTTGAGAAAGATCGCGGCGTCGCACTGATCAAGTGGGACGACGGGACCGTTCAAAAGCACTGGTATTGGTCTATCACGCCGGAGCAAAAATC